ATTGTGGCTGCAAACTCCTCGTTCGACATCAGATTCAGATACTTGATGTCATCCGCATACAGCGGAGTGAACTCGGCACCGGAAGGCTGCTGATTAACGGCGGTCAGGCCATTCCAAGCAACACCATTGCCGTAGGTGCCATTAGTAAAAGGAAACAGAACGCCTTTCTCAACGCCCGTTTCGTAATAACGTTCACCAATTTTATCCCAAATCAGCTTAGACATAGTAGTTCCTCCTAATAGTATAAAGTGAAAACATCGTGATTGAGGTTGTCCGCAGTGTAATGCCGATTGAATCTGCACATTGGAAGCTGTGCTATGGCATCGACAATACTACTATCCGGATTCGGGTCAATCACGATGAGTTGGTAAGATTTATTCTGCTTGTATGTGGAATTGTTGGCATGTCTATTATCAATACTGTTACGAGAATAAACAATTGCCGGGTATTTCATTTTCAGTCCTGTTGGAGGCTGATAATATACGTTACGATTTCCCATAATGCTCTCTAACATATTCTGGAGGTCAACTCTCGTTTTCATGATAGACGCCTCCTAGTGTCAGGATTAGCCGGGGGTATTGGACTTCAACGCTTGGTACCTTCCATTTTGTCCCCATGTATTCCACATACCGAATGGCGTGAAAATTCTGATTAGCATAGGGGTCTGTGACGATGCTAATTTCGTTTGAAATATTCACATCATCATTCAAAGTGGAGGGAGTCTGGAGCCTCCGCAGATTGCGAACTACATCGCCGAAGTACGGACGTTCTGTTATCTGTTCAGTCCATACCCCGGGAGCAGTCTCAACTGTTTCAGCGTAACCAACAACACCATAGAACTTTGCCATTTTGAATTTTCACGCCTTTCTTTTTGTGGAATTAGCCCTCGCCGCCGTTGCCAGAGGAGGAAGTAGAGGAAGTCACGTCCTCCTCCAGAACAATAGCAGACTTGATGCGGGTCAGAGCGCCGGAGCAGCGAGTCTCCAGCAGGCTCTTCTCCTTGTTGAAGTCAATGTCAAACTGAGTGAAGTGGGAAATCTCTCCGCCCTTGGTGGAGCCCACAGAATAGTCGGCCAGGTTGACATAGATGCCCAGAAGCTTCTTAGTCTTGGCGGTCTCGCCGGGCTTGGAAGCGGGAATCACACGAGTGAAGCCATCAAACTGCTCGACGGTCTGGATGCTGGTGACATTCAGAGCAGCAGCCAGGTCAGCCTTATTGCTGTAAATACGACGACCATTGAGGTCGCGGGCCAGCAGCATGATATTCACCAGATGGGGAGCGCAGTAGAAAGTCAGATTGCCGGAGCCCTTGTACTGCTCACGCAGATACAGAGTCTTGGTGATGACGGACTCAGCATAAATGTAGTTCTCGCCGAAGTGCTTGCCGGTGTCACTTCCCTGAAGCTCGCTGCGAGTGGCATCAAGATCCACGTCGCCATGGATGGTGAACAGCTCGTCATCGGTCAGGATGGGACGAATATGAGTGGAGAAGATCTTATCCGGATCATCATCCTCCCGGCCGTCGCCGATCATGATAGCCCGAGCCAGCTCTTCGTTCAGCTGGAGGCGATCGATTCTGTACTGGTAGGCGACGTAGTCGAAATCTGTGATGTCGATGATGTCATCACGGTTCAGAGCGCTCTTAACATACACGGTCTGGGGATCGGTAGTACGCCGGACCTCAGAATACTTGCCGGTCAGAGCTTTCTTCTTGCCCTTGTCATATCCCTTGGCTCTCAGGCTGTCGATGTTGCGAATATCGACCTGACGGGTACGGATGCGGCTGAAGGGGGACTTGTGAACACCGTTCATGACGGAGGTTACCCAACCCTGGTCATACGTAATCAGCTCGGGAGCACCGGAGCGAACATCCTTATACTCCGGAAACAGCAGTTTCAGGCTTTCCTCAGTGAAACCGCTCACCTCTGCGACGTCATCGTCAGAGGTGCCAGAGTGGGACAGATGATCATTTGCATAAGCCTCAAGGGCCTGCTGGAAGCTGCCGCACTTCTTAGCGTCAGCGATAATATTCATCTGATCGGAATGGCAGATAACGGTGCTGTCCTGCCGGTCATCAGTGTCGAAAACGTTGTGCTTCATTTCTTTTTCCTCCTTGTCGTCATCGGAATCTTTGCCGTTGTCTTCCAGTGCCTCGCCAATCAGGGCGTAAACAACGGTCTTCTGTTCTTCGGTTAGAGTATCAAATACATCTGCAACGGTCTTTTCACTCTCCTGAGTGACATTCTTCTTTGTTTCGTCAGCCACAGGCTTTTCCTCCTTTTTGTCGTCATCAGAATGACAGATAATTTCCTCTCCGCTGTAAATAACAGCTTCTTCATCAGCGCCATCGCTATGCTTAATCACCGATTCGATATGTGCGCCAGGATTCGCGCCAGCGATAACAAGGCTCACCTCACGGATGTTGCCGTGAAGGACATTTCCGCCATTATGCTTCAACTGATTTGCGTAAATGGACAGAGAATCCACATCGCCATTATCCACAAGAATTCTGGCAGCCTGGCCGGATTCGCTATCATTAAACTTGCAGTAAGCGTAGACACCGTCCTTACGGTTCTCCAGCACCGCATGTCCGAGAACATTGGTAGGCTCATCGTGCTGATGGTTCCATACCAGAGGAACGGTCATGCCATCGCAATCTTTGAACGCATCACGGCGAATGGTGCGTCCATCAGAACACTTAATGTCATTTTTTGTGGCCCATCCACAAAAATCGAATTCCATTTTGAATTTCTCCTTCCTTTAGTTTTCTGTGTCTTCCATCGTCGGTTGTGGGGGAGGCTCATTACCGGAAGATTCACTCAAGTTCCTATTTCGCAGTTCATCAGCCTTCGGGTCTTTAGACGGCTTCATACCGATCACTTGACGAATCTCATTGGAAGACATTATCTCGTTCCGGGTCATCTTATCCGCAATTTCGGCCAGCTCCGATACCGGAACCAACTTAAACGGGTCTCGGAAGAAAACAATAGACTGCCCTTTGGTACGAGCAGTCTGTGTAAGAAACTTTCGCTTCATTTCATCCGCAATTGCAGAGAGAATCGGTTCAATTGTTCGATTGTAATAGTTCAACATTGTTTTCTCGTCTGCTGTACCGTCCATAATCCCCTGAGTGATTCCTAACTGGCTGTAAAGCATACTCGTCAGGTATTCAATCTGGGACATCAGGTTGTTTTCAACAGGCCGATTGAGCTGAACAATCTTTTCAGAACCGTCGGCATAGGCGATTCCGTATTTGGAACCTACGAGCTGATCTTCAAGGTCTTTTCGCCTGCTCTCAGCTCGCTCCTGCTTCAACTTGGATTTGACCACATATGGAAGCTGGATGATGAGGTTTAGCTTTCCGCTTCCGCTTTGCTCATCAATAGCATCCAAAATGTTGAGTTTCCGAATGAGTCGCTGCAAAGTGGAACTCGGTTGATTCATTACCGAATAGAATGGGTTTTCCACGATAGAAACGATCTTTTTCGGAACCACTATGTCCTCTTTTCTTCCGGTTTTCTCATTGTATGCCTGAATTTTGACATGCTGCGGATACCAGTCGACAATCTTTCCGACCCGCATGGAATTGATGTCGTACGACCCTGTAGTTTTTGGGTCAAGAGTGGTATCCACTGGGAGAAGTGCAATCACGCCCTCGTCGAACATAGAAAAAATCGCATCTTGCAGGAATGCCCGGCCAGTCTGGTCGATATTGGCTTCTAGGTTCAAACATTTGTTCAGACCGGAATCAATAACTTCGACAAAGCGATTATTTTCATCCAGTTTGACATGCTGAATCGAGATAGCTGCGCAATCCATAGCGATGCGATTATATACAGATGTGATGATGGAGCGTTCGTTGCCTCTCGTAAGTCTTCGCCTATCTGGACTGTAAGAATAGAATGACCCTGACGTGTGTCTGGGAGGGTCTCGGTTCCAAAATGCGTTCCAGGCGTGTACCAACCTGGAACCGAAAGGCATATTCAATTGTAATCACCTACTTCTGTTCGGAAGACTCGGGATCATCGAGCAAAGTTTGCTTGAATTTTAGATAATTCTGGTCAACGTTTTTGTCTTTTTTCAATGTTTCGAAAAAATCATCAATCGCTTTCTTATCCGTTTCAGATAAAAGAATAGAATCGTTGGTCATAGCTTAACTTGCTCCCCTTTCTTCTTTAAATCATCTTTAACATCAGTTAGATTAGCCATAACTTCTTTAACAGTCACCATTTTACAAGGACCTATGGTCTTTAGCGCTTCTTCTGCTCTAAAAATGATAACTGGGTCATGGGCTCTATTGTACACTCCTTGATTATTATCGTCAACCATTGCATCGTATTTCTGTGACATGAGTCGTGCATATGCTTTTGTGCTCTTATATGCATTCATATTTTCCATAGCGTGGTTAAATACACTATAAGCATACTCATAATCAGATTCAGCACTAAGCTTCTTGAATTTCTCTTTCTTATCGAAACCTGGCACATTATATTGGTTCAAAAGCTTTTGCACTTTTTGCAAATCCTTCTGGACCATACGTGAATTGTCGCTATACAGTTTGACGAATTCATCAATTCGCTCTTTTTTAGTCGGCATTTTGAGGTCTTTTACTGTTTCGTAATAGTGCTCATGCACCATAAAACCAGCGTTTCGCATCTTATAAAACGAAAAAGGCCCTTTATATACTTTACTATCCCATTCATCCTCTGGATTAAATGTGTACATCCATGACTTGCGTTTTCGATAGAATTCTGAATCGGGCAGGAATGATACGCTATTTAATCGAGTACCTTTACGTAGAACAGTATCGTCGATTGGATAGGGTGGTCCTCGTCTGACTCCCCAATGCTGGCCTTTAATACCGTGGTGGTAAATGGCATACTGATTCTCCATACTGCGCCTTCTTTTAAGAGACTCCATTTTGAGTTTTAAGACTCCAACAGACGCTCAACGTATTCTTTACCATTAAAAACGATCTGCTTGTCGATTTTAGAAATCTTTTTCTCGTTTTTTAGGATTTTGCGCTTAAATCTTTCGGCTTTCCTTGTCCTAGCCTCTGCCAATCTCAACTGTTTTGCGCCTTTTCTCAATCTTCGTTGCCCGGCGGAAATACCAAAATCGGTTCGCGCACTAAGAG